TTTGTGCAGCTACCGAGTGATGACTGGGATGAGGATGACAACAACGTGCAAGTAAGAGCGTACTACTGATGACTGAACAACGCTTTGGTATTTTTGGCAAGGATGTAACCCGGTACATCCCACCCGAACTACGGCCCTTTACAAAATTGGCAGTAGATATGAATCCAGTGACTGGGTTTCAGCGTGCGGGTAGGGCTTTGAAAGAGGGTGATTATACAGGATCTGCTGTGGAGACAGGTATATTAGCCTTACCTGCGGGGGCGTATGCTCTACGCAATGTTATAAAACCCTCTGTTACAGCAGGCGTTGATGCTTTAAAAGAATTGTTTTTGTTAGGCGCAGCGGATGATGTTGTTAAAAAGGCTCCGGTTAAGGAAGGCGTGTCACGACGCGATGTTCTTGCGGGAATGGGGGCGACTGTGTTAGTTCCCCCTGTTTTAAAAGAAGCAGGAGAAGTGCTTCCTGCGGCTAAAGTAGGTAAAGTTGCCAAGACTGTTCTTAAAGGCGGACCTTTGGCACAAGCAAGGGCTTTAGATAGTGATATTTCCAGAATATTTGTAAACTCCATAAGGCCCAATCGTAATATTACAAAACCCGTGAGAGCGGCTGAACTCAAGGAACAAGATATTAAAACCATTGAGATGAACAAAATCCTTCATAATTTTATGAAGGACAAATCTTACGATGATTTAATGAAAATGGATAAACAAGATTTAATTGAATTATTTAACATCAAATATAAAACACACCATACTGTTTCTGATGGTGTTGATGATGCAGCATATAGAATTAAGTTTGGAGCTAGTGCCGGGGACCCTTTACGTTCAGAAAGAAATGGCCCCTTACTTGATAAAGTTTTTAAAGATCGTGGGTTAGGCCCTCCTTCTTTTGGGGCACCAAAAAACTATGAAGGTCCCCCTCCTTTAGGTTATAGACCGGAGGCATACCCTAATATCAAACAAAAGCCTAGGGCAGAATATGAGTATGATTTTTTAAATGTAGATACAACACAAGGATTTAAAGATCTTAACCTTGATATACCCTCAAGCATCATTCCAAAGATGCTACCCTCTGGCACTACTACAAAAAAAGATATAGACACTTTATTTGAAGCTATGGATGAGGAGGGGGCTCTTTTAGAGTTTCCTGAATTAGGTAAAAAACTAAATCGTTATACTTTTAATAACGATCGCGATGCTTTGATAGAGGCCATTACAGATGAGGATTATCCTGCGTATGAAGCAGCAATGAAAGGGATGTTAAAACGAACATTCCCTTCCGGTAAAATTCCTGTAAGAAGAGTAGAAAACTATACTGAGTTACAACTTTTTGGTTTGGAAGACCCAGAAACATTAGCTCAAATTGAACAGGCGGGATTACAGAAGTTAAAAGATCAAAAAAAATTAGTTACTGAAAAACTTATTGATATTGAAGATGTAAAGTTTGTAGGTAATCCTGCTGAAGAAGAGTTAATAATATTAGATACCCCTAGAGAATTTAGAAAAGGTGCTATGATAGGGGATAAACAGCTTTTATCCTATACTATAAATTTACCAAAAAAAGTAGAAAAGAAAGCGGAGGGCGGTATTGCAGGATTGTCTGATGTTGCACGCGATATGTTTAAGGGTCCAAAAGGTATTGGCGCTTACCAACCGTTTATGGTAGGGTAACGAAAAGGAGTTACTATGGCTATTGAAAAAGGAATACCATCACAGCTTGATCCAGAAGATCTAGCCGCAGAAGTAGAACTTGAAGTTCCCGGCAGCATGGAGCCTATGGCGACATTAGATATGGACGTTGAAGCGGAGAATATGGACATAGAGATTACCGCTGAAGATGATGGCGGTGTGACCGTGGACTTTGAGCCGATAGATCAGAGGGGCATGAGTGACGATTTTTATGCTAATTTAGCCGAGGAAATGCCGGATAGAGAGCTTGGACGTATTGCAGGAGAGCTTTTAAGCGAGTTTGATGCCAATAAAGCCAGTCGTCAGGAGTGGGAAGACGCCTATGCTAACGGTTTGGAGCTGTTAGGGTTCAATTATGAAGAAAGAACACAGCCTTTTAGAGGTTCTTCGGGCGTTACACACCCTCTTTTGGCTGAAGCAGCAACACAATTCCAAGCACAGGCGTTTAATGAGCTACTTCCGGCCTCGGGTCCCGTCCGAACAGCCATAGTTGGGGCAGAAACACGCGATAAACAGCAACAATCGCAGCGTGTACGCCAATTTATGAATTATTACATTACGAATGTGATGGAAGAGTACACACCTGAGCTCGATCAGATGCTTTTTTACCTACCTTTAGCCGGTTCAACGTTTAAAAAAGTGTATTTTGACGAAAATTTAGGCAGAGCGGTGTCAAAATTCGTGCCGGCAGAGCATTTAGTGGTGCCATACGAGACTTCTGACCTTGAAACCTGCCCAAATATTACGCAAACGTTAAGAATATCGCTAAATGAGCTTAGAAAGAAGCAAATATCAGGGTTTTATTTGGATATTCCGGTGCTTCCGGGGCAGTCTGAGGGCGATTCTGTAAGCGATGAAATTAACAGAATTGATGGTATGACGCCTTCTCAAATCGATTATGACTGTACTTTGTTGGAATGTCATGTGGATCTGGATATAGAGGGCTATGAAGAGAGAGATGATGATGGAGAGCCAACAGGCATAAAAGTGCCGTATGTGGTGACAATTAGTCAGGATAATGGGCAGATATTGTCCATACGCCGTAATTATCGTGAAGATGATGATATGAAGCGCAAGATACAGTATTTTGTGCACTATAAGTTTCTACCCGGTTTTGGTTTTTATGGGTTGGGACTTATTCACACGATTGGCGGGTTGTCACGAACCGCCACAGCGGCACTGAGGCAGCTAATCGACGCCGGTACGTTGTCCAATCTTCCTGCGGGCTTCAAGGCCCGTGGACTACGGATCAGGGACGACGATGATCCGCTTCAGCCCGGTGAGTTCCGTGATGTGGACGCTCCCGGAGGGGCTATTCGTGACAGCCTAATGCCGCTGCCATTTAAAGGTCCTGATTCAACATTGTTTCAATTACTGGGATTTGTTGTCGATGCAGGACGTAGATTTGCCACCATCACGGATATGAAGGTCGGTGACGGCAATCAGCAGGCGGCTGTGGGTACAACTATAGCATTATTGGAACAGGGCTCACGGGTGATGAGTGCGGTGCATAAGCGCTTGCATTATGCGATGCGATTAGAATTTAAGATCTTATCTAGGGTGATGAGCGAGAGTTTACCCGGTGAATACCCCTATTCTGTTGAGGGCGCGGATAGTGCGGTTAAGGCAACAGACTTTGACGATAGGGTAGATGTTATACCGGTATCGGACCCGAATGTGTTTTCACAGGCACAAAGGATTGCGTTAGCACAAACGAAGCTACAGTTAGCAGGAGCCGCACCTGACTTGCATAATATGTATGAAGTGTACCGTGATATGTATGATGCGTTGGGTGTTAAGGACACCGATAGGATTATGAAGCGTGTACCTGATGAGGAGCCTACACCAAAAGATCCTGCACAGGAAAACATAGATGTTATGGATATGGTGGTGTTGAAAGCATTTCAGGGACAGGACCATGAGTCCCACATTATGGCGCATTTAATTTTTGGAGCGTCCCCCATGATTGGAAATATGCCGGCAATGGCTATAGCTTTACAAAAGCACTGTATTGAACACGTGCAGATACAGGCCGAAGAGATGGCGATGATGGAGATGCGTAAGCAGGGGCCGATGGCGCCTGAACAGCAGGAGATGCTGATGGAGAGTATCAAGGCTAAGTTTGTAGCGCAAGGTATGCAGCAGTTGAGACAGCTATCACAACAGGCCTCGGGTCAGGGACCAGATCCACTGGTGCAGCTCAAAGAGAAGGAGTTGCAGCTTAGAGCACAGGCAGAACAGAACGATGCGCAGAACGATCAGGCAAAGCTTAATCTTGAGGCGCAGAATCAAAGAATGCGTGCCGATCAGTTCCAACAGCGGTTGGCAAGTCAGGAACGACAGACAGGCGCACGTATAGATGCAGCAATGCAAAGAGAATTTAT